TGGATTTGACAAAGATAAGAACTCTCAAAAACACTATAAATTAACTAATGGGTCCGAAGTTAAAGCAGTTGCCACTTCCGTCGATGCGTTAAGAGGATATACACCGACAATTTTAATATTTGATGAAGCAGCATACATAGAATCAGGTGAAGATTTATGGGCGGCATGTATGGCATCTTTAGCAACTGGAGGTAAAGTAATAGTAATTTCTACACCTAACGGATTTGACCAAATATATTATGAGGTATTCGACCAATCAGTAAGAAGTTTGAATAATTTTAAAATTAGTAGTTTAACATGGTATCGTGACCCTAGATTTATTAGTGATTTATGTTGGGTAAAAACAAAAGATATAGTTCATTATATGTTAAACAGAGATGAATATGATGAAAGTCATGTATTAAATAAAGTAGATGAAAGTAACTTTAATAAACTATTAGAAGACGGATATAAACCTTTTTCTACATGGTTTGAGGAGATGTCTAAAAAATTAAAATTTGATAGACGTAAAATTTCCCAAGAATTAGAATGTGCTTTTTTAGGTTCGGGAGACAATGTTATTCCTGCGGATACTTTAGATATTATAGAAAAAGATATAGTGGACCCTATAGAAAAATGGGTGGGTAACTCTATTTGGGTTTGGAAAGAACCGGTAGAAGGACATAAATACATAATGGGAATAGATGTATCACGAGGAGATAGTGAAGACTCTACTGGATTTACTATTATTGATTTTGATACCCGTGAACAAGTGGTAGAATACCTAGGTAAGATACCACCAGATTTAGCTGCGGACTTAGCTTATAAATGGGCAACTAAATATACTTGTTTTGTCGTGATTGATATTACCGGAGGAATGGGAGTTGCTACTTCCAGAAAAATGTTAGAATTAGGGTACAAAGATTTATACTATGATGGTATAAAGACGGAAGATACTTGGAAGTTTAATCCAGCTGATAAAACTCCTGGGTTAAATTTTAATAGTAAGAGAGCCCAAATAGTACAAGCCCTAGAAGAACAATTACGAACAGGATTTACCATAAGGTCTAGAAGATTATTTAATGAGTTTAAAACTTTTGTATATATAAACGGAAGACCAGACCATATGAAAGGACATCATGACGATTTGATAATGTCTATGGCAATGGCTTTGTATATTGCTCAAAACTCCTTCACCCAACTTAAGAATAGTGTGGCCCAAACAAAAGCTATGTTAGGTGCATGGGCTACTGATGAAAATAAATTTAGAAATGACAATCAACCAGTTTTTTCACCTACTCGTGCATCCTCACAAGGACTACCACCTAACTCAAACGACCCTAAAGACTATTTATGGTTATTCAGTGGATTAAAATAATAAAATGGTATTAGCAAGAAAAAGAGGGAGTATTAGTAATTACGGTCAAAGTTTTGGTGGTAAAAGGAAAAAGTCTGGAAAATATTTAAGACAAGCCTTGTATCAAACAGTATATGCCTGGAGACCATTTGAGCCTGATTTTACATCAAAAGCTCAGAAAGCTGTATTAAAAACTATAAAAGTATGTTGTGAAACCTGCAGTGGAAAAGAGGTAGATAATTGTGTTACGTATGTGTGGGGAGGACAGTGTGAACCGACAGTTATACCCGCTTATGTTAGATGTGAGTATGTTGATTAATAGGTTTACAAATTATTTATAAAGGTTATATTTAGAAAATGGCAGAAAAGAATTTAACAGTATTTCAGAGACTAACCCAATTATTTGGAGCTGAAGGAACACCTCCAGAAACAATAAAGCAGTATGCTTTCGATAAGAAACAACTTCTAAGAACCACTGATAAAGAAAAATACAAACAAGAAAAGCTTCAAGGACAACAAGCTGCTTATTTACAAAATCAATGGTCAAAGGTAGAAAGTAACCTATACTCTCAAGCGGTATACTACGAACCAACAAGATTAGCCTCTTATTATGATTATGAATCTATGGAATTTACACCAGAAATTTCTGCAGCTTTAGATATAATGGCAGAAGAATCTTGTACTATAGGTGAAAGAGGATTCATGTTAAGCATCTATTCTGAATCTAAAAGAATAAAAAGTATATTAGGTGATTTATTTAATAATGTTTTAGATATAGAAACAAACCTACCAATGTGGACACGTAACACGTGTAAATATGGAGATAATTTTGTTTATTTAAAATTAGACCCTAAAAGAGGTATAGTAGGAGCAAGTCAATTAGTTAATATAGAAATTGAAAGAGTGGAAAAAGGAATGAAGGTTATAGCATATAGAACCGACCAATCCGACGAAGAAAGAGAAGTTAAATTTATGTGGAAACCGAAAGACATGGAATTTAACACCTGGGAAGTAGCACATTTTAGAATATTGTCCGATGATAGAAGACTACCTTATGGAACATCTATGTTAGAGAAATGTAGAAGAATATGGAAACAATTATTATTAGCGGAAGACGCGATGTTAATTTATAGAACATCTAGAGCGCCCGAAAGAAGAGTATTCAAGGTTTATGTAGGAAATATGGACGATAAAGACGTAGAACCTTATGTACAAAGAATCGCTAATAAATTTAAAAGAGACCCAATTGTAGATAATGATACAGGTAATGTAGATTTAAGGTATAATCAAATGGCTGTAGACCAAGATTACTTTATTCCAGTTAGAGACCCTAACTCACCAAATCCAATAGATACACTACCAGGAGCTCAAAATTTAGCTGAAATAGCAGATATAGAATATATACAGAAAAAACTTTTAGCAGCATTAAGAATACCAAAAGCATTTTTAGGTTTTGAAGATGTAGTAGGGGAAGGAAAGAATCTTGCTATACAAGATATTAGATTTGCAAGAAGTATTAATAGAATACAGAAATCAATGGTTCAGGAACTGAATAAGATTGCAATTATTCATTTATATATGTTAGGTTTTGAGGATGAATTAGAAAACTTTACTCTTGGTCTTACAAATCCATCAACACAATCAGAATTATTAAAAATTGAAGCTTGGAAAGAAAAAATTACTCTTTATAGAGACGCTACTACTGACCCTGGAAGTGGTATACTTCCTGTGTCTGCAACTTGGGCAAAGAAAAATATACTTGGGTTTTCTGATGAAGAGATAAAATTAGACTTACAACAACAAAGAATAGAAAAAGCTGTAGGTGAAGAATTAAATCAAACAGCCACTATAATTAAGAAAACAGGATTATTTGCTAATATAGATAAATTATATGGTGAAACTGCACCCGACGAAGGAGGAGCAGAAGAAGCAGCAGCCGGAGGTGAGGTGGAATCACCAGCAGATACTGGTTTAGAAACAGGTATGGATGAAACACCACCAGGAGGCGATGAAGTTGGAGGAGACTTAGAACTGGCCTCTATAGATAAATCGGATTTACCTTTAATCTTAGAAGGTATAGATAACAACAATACACCACACACTATCAAAGAGAGCCCTAACCTAGATGAAGTGTCCAAAAAATTAGAAGATTTACTTAAAGACTAGATATTTATTATTAAAATAGATACTATGTTCGGAAAATACAAACAATCAATCACAGACATATTAGTTAGGTCATACGCTACCAATAAAAAATTATTTAAAGAATCTTTCCATAGTTTAATGGGTGGATTACGAGAAAATAAAGTAGCAAGAGAATTTTTTGTTCTATACGGTGAAATAGAAAATAAAAAATTCGATGACAAAGAATTAGCAGAAGAATATCTTAATACTGTTATTAAAGCATTAAAGAATAAAAAGAAAAATCTAAGAATTCCTATAATTAAAGAACAAGAAGAGGCAAAACCTGATTTTCTTGATTTAGATGGAGATGGGGATAAAAAAGAACCAATGAAAAAAGCTGCTAAAGATAAGAAAAAAAGTAAGTCTTGGGATAAAGGAATGAGGAAGATTGTAAAGGGAATAGATTTAAAAACTCTTTCACCGGAAGAGAGAGAAGAATATATGCAAGCATTACAAGCAGAAAATAAAATATATGCACAATTGGACAGTTTAGTTTTTAATGAATCAGTAAGGTCAATAGAAAAAAACTTAATCCATAAACGTAATTTAGTAACTCACCTTACACGAAAAGATAAGAGTATAAAAATAACAGAATCAATACCAACTTCCATACTTACTACATTAGCGGTGAATAAATTTAATAAAAAATATAAATCTCTAACCCAACAAGAATCTACACATTTAAAAGAATATTTAGAAATAGATAATGAAAAACTTAAAGAAGAATTTATGATTTCTAAAACGGAAGTATTAAATAAATTAAATTCTTTAAAAGAATCTAATGAGGACAAAGAAGTGGTAAATAAATTAAATGAAGTAATTACTCAGATGGACAGTGAAAAATTAAATAAATTTTCGCTTTATAAAATAAATAAATTAAAAAAAGAATTAAATTAAGATGAATTTTTTCAAAAATATGTTAAGTAGTGAAGGTAAGGTCTCTAGTAAGAGATTTGTTACTTTTATTTGTCTCTTATTTATGTTAATTGGATATACAGCCAATTTATTTTGGAATTTTACAATTGAGAGTGATTTATTTCAATCCTTACAATGGATTGTAATGGCAGGACTTGGTTTTACCGCTGCCGAGAATTTTTCACCACCTAAAGGAGGAGAGGAGCCACCGGTTGAAGAGACACCAACCCCATCACATACAACAGTAACTCATGAATATGATTACAATGAAGATGAGCATGAAAAAGATGATGACATATAAATTTTGACATTATTGTTAAAATGTTTTATATTTTATATATAAAAATATTTTAATATGAAAGCAGGTAAACAAGTAAAAATTAATATAGACTCAAACTTTAAAACTTATTATGGTAGTGTTGACACTAAAAAACCTAAATCAGTTTTTATAAACATATCTTCATGGTTTTCTCCACTAATAGAAAATGACAATATTTCTTTCTGGGATAGAAAGGTAAGAACTTTAAAAAGAAAAATAACTTCTTCCACTACAAATTCTATTAATCCACAAATCTTTACTAGAAATAAAAATATAATTGATTTGGATATTAGAACCAGTGGAATTAAAATGGGAAAAAAAAGTTATATGAATTGTGAACTAACTTTATTTTTAACACAACCACTCAATATAAAATCCGACGAAGTAAAGGATAACGTAGAAAATATAACTCATAGTATCCTTAGTCAGGTCCTTAAACAAAATAATGATTTTTATTTTACTAAGACCAAAATACCAAAGTGATAAAATTTATATATATATTTTTAAAAGTCTCGTAAGAGACTTTTTTTATTGTGTGAGTTTTCCTAGGATAATTATATTTATAATAAAACTCCAAGTATGAATATAATACCAGCAGGAAAATTAGGAACCGGACTTTTAATAGAGTATGATGCGGGTCACATATCTCCTTCAGAATCGAATAATCAAAGAATTATAAAAGAAATGAAAGATAATGCTGTACAAGCAGGCCCAATCAACTTCTACGCAATATTACAAAAATCTGGCATAGAAAACAGAAACGGTAGAGTGTATCCAAAAAATATTTTACATAGAGAAGTAGAGAGATATCAAGATTTAATCAAACAAGGACGAGCATTGTCAGAACTTAATCACCCAGAATCTTCATTAGTAGATTTAGAAAGAACGTCTCATAGAGTCACTGAAACTTTTTGGGACGGTGATACTTTAATGGGTAAAATAGAAATTTTGACTTCTCCAGCTTACCATAAAAGTGGAATAGTAACATGTATGGGAGATATAGCCGCAAATCTCCTAAGATATGGGGTAACATTAGGAATATCTTCAAGAGGAGTAGGGTCGTTAAAAAAAGAAAACGGGCAGAATTTAGTACAAGATGATTTTGAGTTAATTTGTTTTGATTTGGTTTCATCACCATCAACCCCAGGGGCTTATTTATTTAAGGACTTAAATGATAAATCAATATATGATGAGGCTTTAGATGAAAAAGAAAGTACAACTGATATAACCAAAACATTAAATCCTTCATTAAGATTAATGAACAAACTGGATAGTTATTTACAGGGAAATTAAAAAATTCTTTTTTAGAGCATAATAAAAAGACTTTTTTAAGTAAATAATATATTTATAAAAGTATAATAAACACAAAAATTAGCTAATAAAAAAAACATATGGCAAAAAATTCAATTCTTGAAGAAGCCCTACTAGAGGCTAAACAGCTTGAAGAAGCTGTTAAATCTAATGCAAAAGAAATACTTGCGTCAACTATGAAGCAAGAAATTGAGGAATTAGTAAAAGAATCACTACACGAAGATGAAGATGTAGGTGATTTAGAAATAAGTGACGAAGAAGAGGTAGCGGATGACGAAGGTATGGATGTTGATGATATTGACATTGAACTAGACGCAGACGAGGAGCCTGATTCAGAAGAAGAAATGGTATCTATCAGTTCGGTAGATGACTTTGAAGACACTCTTGATTTAACGGGTGCATCAGATGAAGAAGTAATGAAAGTATTTAAAGCTATGGGGTCGGACGATGGTGTTGTAGTCACACAAGACGAAGACACGATTAGTATCGAAGACACAGACGCGGGTACTGAATACAGAGTTGAACTAAGTGAAAGCGATAAGGATGAAGAAGGTTTAGAAAGTGGTGATTTAGACGTTATGGAAACTGAGGAATTAGACGCAACCATAGAAGATATGGATGACGAAGAATTTTCTGAAGCGGCGTGGGGTAGTTTTAGCACCGACCCAATGAAATCGGCGGCAAGAAAAGTAGCAGCTGCTATGGAAGGATGGGGAA